GAGAACCACACCAAGCAAAAAGCCCGCTTTGGCGGGCTTTTTCATATCTTAAACATTGTTAGATATTTTTCCATGCCACCGAATACTGTGTTCCAGTCACCAAAGTCTGATTGTCTGAACAATCTAGCACTGGGATACCACGGTGTTCGATTTATTCCTAGCCCCCATCGCCAATCCACTGCAAACTTGGTAAGTGGAATCCAAGTTGGCCTGCCCATGGCACCGGCTAGATGTGCAATGCTGGTATCAATGCTGATAACAAGATCCAGATGATGTATTAGTCCTGCTGTGTCAGCCCAGGTGTTTATGGTACCTGGAAAAGTTTTGATAGTTGAATTTTTTATTTTTTCATCTTCGTGATCATAGACCTCGGCCTGTAAACTTATCCAGTCGTGTTGTGGAAATTTATTGGCTAGGTCAACAAAATATTCCACTGGCACTCCTTTGTATTTGTTGACCCAGTTGTCTTTGCGCCCACTCCAACAAATACCAATACGCATGTTGTTTTTAACTCCTAATCTTGCGCTCCATTGAGAAATGTATTCAGGTTGGCTTTCCACATAACTTAGCTCGTGCCTAAGGGTATCAAGTGTAACCCCTAGAACCTTTGGCAAGCTCATCATTGGAATCCAATAATCAAAGTCTCCAAGAGTGTTGGTGTCGTCGGTGCATTGCTTGATCAAATGGCTGGGTTGAAAAAGTGGAACTAGGCCTGACATGCAAACAAATAATATTTCAGCTCCTTTGACATGCAAGTCGTATAAAAATCTACTGAATTGTATGGTGTCTCCCAGCCCTTGTTCGGCCCAGACAAGTATTGTTTTACCTTTTAAATCCTCACCTTGCCATTCTGGCCTAGATGTCTGGGGCTTGGTGCCGGCTAGATGTTCGTATTGCCAACGCCATTCGTATTGTTTCCAACCATAGTCGTAATCTCCTGCCAGCAGCGCAGCAATACTTAGATTAAACTGGGCAGTGACAAAGTCTGGTTTGACAACACAGGCATGTTCAAGAAAAGGTTTGGCTCGTTTGGGTTCTCCAATTTCTCTAAGAACATTGCCATAGTTGTTCCATGCGTCAATGTTGAGAGGGTCGTTGACAAAGGCTTGAGCATAGTATTTCAATGCATCGTTGTATTGATCTTTGCTGCGGCAATCGTTACCAAGGTTTACAAGTTGATCTGAATTCATCAGGTATTTAAAACAACATTAGTGGTAAATAAAATTTGTACGCAATTCAGCGTCTTATGCGGTTATTAAACCCACCGCGTAGTGGCTAGAACCCACATCGGACTTCTTTAAGGAGAAAACAAATGGGACGTCCTCTCAAAATTCAAAAATATTCTACTAATTCAGGTGTTGGATCGCCAGGTGCAGCAGTTGGCATTGACATTGGCTTTCCTAATTTTGGTTCGTTAACTGATCCAGAATTCAACGTCAATCCTACCACACTCAGCAATGCAGACTATCTTGGGGTAGTTGGTGGTTTGCGTACCACTGCAACGTCAGCAACCAACCCTATTGTCAAATGTATTGTTAACATCACTAACAGTTTCACAGGGGTAGATGATGGTGTTATTTTGCGCCAAAAAGGTTCACACAAGTTTTTAGTGGCCACCAATACTGCTATTGATCCTGCTAATGCTGTGGTAGGAGTAAGTGTTCGCATTGCAACGTTAGGCGACACTAACTGGTTGTCCATGGGTGCGCCTGTTGGTGCTGCGGTTGGAACAATTTTCCAAGTCACAGTAGCGTCAGCAGCAGCAACCTCAGGCACTTGTCAAGAAGTTGGTGTCTGTGTGTTAGACAATGATTCAACCCCGGCCGCTGGTCTTATGGCCATTGGATTCTCAGTGGGTGACTCAACAGTCACTTACATCAGCAAATTAACCAATAAGTGGTTGCTGGACTGGACTGGTGGTAACGGATACACACAATCTGACATTACCAGTGATGTTCGTTATGTATCAAACTTCTTCACTGATGAGGGAACTGTTATCAAGTCTGGCACTGCTGATACTACAGTTATCCCGGGTCAACTTGAAAAATGGACTAGCTGATTTTAGCTTGCTCCCCTGTCCTCTCTGGAATACATACAGGGAGGATTTTTTATGACTGTTGCTTTTGTGTTGGGAAACGGCATTAGCCGAAAATCTGTAAATTTACAAAGATTGGCAGAACTTGGACCAGTCTATGGATGTAATCGTCTGTATCAAGAATTCACGCCCACGGCCTTGGTGGCAACTGATCGCCCCATTGCCAGTGAAATTCAAGAATCAGGGTACAGTGGACGACATAGATTTCACACACGTCAGCCCATTCCCGGACTAGGGGCAAAACCTGTGCCCAAGCCCTATTATGGATCAAGCTCCGGCCCAATCTGTGCTAGCCTGGCTGCTCTTGATGGGCATCGGTGCATTTATTTGCTGGGATATGACATGGGCCCAGCAGAAAATGGATTGTTCAACAATGTCTATGCCAACACACCTTTGTACAAAAAACACACAGATCAACCCACTTTTACAGGAAATTGGATCAAACAACTGCGTCAAGTTGTAAACGATTTTGGAGATCGCCGATGGATCAGAGTACGTGGTACTACCACAGCAAAAATACCAGAACTAGAGAACATAGCTAGTCTCTCTCACATGCCCTTGGACCAGTTCCTAGAACTCATAAATAATGGAAAGGATCTGTAAATGTCAACTGTCAAACGAATAAATGGCGGTAGTTATACCATTGAAACAGTGGGGGTGTCTGATAATGTGTTTATCAACAGCAACTCTCTACTGGTCAGCAACACTATTGTAGCCAACTCAATTCAAGCGTCTGGGGTAAGTGCCTTTACCTCCAACATCTCTGTGTCCAATGTCAGTGCCACTGGGCAAGTCACAGCCGCTACGTTTGTTGGTGATGGAACTGGACTCACTGGTGTTGCTGCTGGCAATGCGCTGGGCAACATTATTTCATATGGTACTTCAAATGTTGCTATTCCCGTATTGTCAGGCAATGTAAGGATAGCAGTGGGCGCAGTTGCCGACATTACTGTGTTTAGTACCACTGGCATAGCAGTGATTGGTCGTATTGACGTCACAAATGGATTATTAACTGCTGGCAACATCACCCTGGGGGGATTGGTTACTGCCGCAGGCAATATCACTTCAACTGCCAATGTACAAGGAAACTACATTCTTGGCAATGGTGCATTGTTATCTGGAATTTCAGCAACATCATCAAACATCAACAACGGCAATACCAACGTACGGATTGATGTTTCAGGCGGAAATGTTGCTGCCAATGTGGGTGGAACTGCCAATGTACTGGTTCTTAGATCCACTGGTGCGATTGTTACTGGAATTATTTCAGCCACTGGAACCATAACTACCACTGGAATTATAACTGCTACTGGAAATATAACAGGTGGAAACTTAGTTACTTCTTCTGAAGCAACAGCAGTTGGAAACATAACAGGTGGAAATTTAATCACTGGTGGGCTAATAACTGCCACTGGAAATATTTCCAGTTCAGCACGAGTGTCAGCAGCAAACATATCTACCACTGGAAATATAACGGCTGGAGTCACAGCAAATGTCAGTGGTGGTAATCTTATTGGAATAACTTTAGTTCAGGGCGGCAATCTCAGTGCAGTTGGAAATGCCACTGTAGCAGGCAATATTATTGGCGGTGGATCTATCACTGCGCCTGGCAATATAACTGGTGGCAATCTAATCACAATTGGTTCGGTGTTGGCAACTGCCAATTTAAGTGCTGCTGGCAATGTGCAAGGCACATATATCCTAGGAAATGGTGCATTGCTCACCGGTGTAGTCACCGGCGGCGGCGGAGCTGGCAATCGTGCCAATGTCAATGCCACCACTGCAAGTCTCGCCAATGCTGCTGTCTTCAATGGCACAGTGACTTTGGCCAAAGGTTATAGTATCTACAAAATTACTACCTCAGCCGCGAGCTGGGTCAGAGTGTATACCAACATTGCATCTCGAACAGCCGATGCCAGTCGAAGCCAAACCACAGATCCGCAACCAGGTGCAGGTGTGATTGCTGAAGTAATCACCACTGGTGCAAACACTGTAGTAATGAGTCCAGCAACAATTGGGTTCAACGATGAAAATCCAGTCACCACCACTATACCTATAACAGTGACCAATCTCAGCGGCAGCACAACTGCTGTCACTGTGACATTTACCTATCTTGGGTTAGAACTCTAACATGTCTGTTAATATTACCAGCGACGCAGGACACCAGTTATTGCAAGAGTTAGGCGAAAATCCTCATCCAAATTTAATTGGCGAATATGCTCGACAATATCTTAATGTTGTTACAACTGATGTAATAGACATTGAAGACCGTGTTAGATATGTTGTGACTCTTCAAAATTTAGACGAGCAAGATAATTTCTATAATGAAATGGAAAGTGCAGGGACTCGTGGATATGCTCCTACACGAGTAGTTGAATGTGCTGAACGCATGCCAACACTTCGTAGCACTACCTATCTGTTGTCAACAATAGAAGCAGCACGGCTAGAACTAGATCCTAGAGTAATGGCAGTTGAGGCACATCCTGAAGTGTCAGGCATAAAACCTAGACCACTGGGATATGAATATTCTGCTGCATGGAACAAAAGCAGTGAAGCCGCTTCAGACATGAAAAATTGGGGGTTACTACGATCAACAAACCGAGCGCAGATTCCGGGATGGGGCATCGCTGACCCCAATCAAGCAGCGCAAATTGTCACCACCAGCACTGGTAAAAATGTTGATGTTGTGGTATTTGATGGCAATATGTTGCCGGCACATCCAGAGTATGCTGTCAACGCAGATGGCACAGGCGGTAGTCGAGTAAATCAAATCAACTGGTGGGCCTACAATCCTCAGGTCACTGGCCAGGCTGCTGGAATTTACAATTATTCTGCTGGCAGTAACGGAAACAACGGACATGGCATGCATGTAGGCGGAATCATGGCCGGAAACACACAGGGATGGGCCAGGGACTCTGCTATCTACAACATCAGTCCTTACGGTGAACAAACCAACGGATCAACCACTCCAACACTGGCACAGCTTGTGGCCTACATTAGATACTGGCACAACAGTGTCAAAGGAATCAATCCTGCCACTGGTAGAAAAAATCCCACTGTGGTAAACATGAGTTTTGGGCTTAGTTCAAATTATTTTGTTGGTCCATTTGGGTTTGGATTAACTTTTCCCAATGTCAGCGAAATAAATTATCGAGGCACAGCCTACAGTTATCCAGCGTCCGCCCCGCCTGGGCAAACGGTTACACAAGCAACATATAACGGACGGTGGGATCCACAGACTTTTTTAAATGCTGGTATCAACTTATACTTTGACTACTATGAGCTATATGAGATAGCATTGCTTTTTTCATCTGGCCAGGACACAGCAAGCAATCAGGCAATTGTTGACAGCATGAACGCCAATGAAGGCATTATTTGGTGTGCAGCAGCTGGAAATGACTTTGATAAGTCTGGGGTAAACAGCAATAACACTGATTACAACAACACAAACAATAGATTATATGCTGTACAAGGAGGTGTGACTCCACTTTATACTCCCTATTATCCATATAGATTAGCTACTCCGGCATTTGCAGCCACTGGTACTCCAAACACCAATGATTGGAAAAAAGTCATGGTCACTGCCAATGTTGGTGTGGATAGTGACGAAGGACTGAGCATCTCATCCACGGTGGGAGACGCATGTGATGTCTGCAGCCCAGGCACCAATATTATGAGTCCATACATCAGTGCAGGAGTCGCGGATCCTAGAAATGCTGCCTACTACCTGGATAAATTGACCGGAACCAGTATGGCCAGTCCGCAAACCGCTGGATTGATAGCCTGCATGATGGAACAATATCCAAATGCCACACAGATGGAAGCACGAACATACATCAAAAATTTTGCCAACAACGGGGTAATGTATGACGCCAACATTCAATGTCCGCCCGACAATCCCCTTTTTAGTCTACGCGGCGCACCCAATCAGCTGTCAACTTACTACCCTGATCGCCCACCCACTGGTAACCCTTGGCCGCAGTCAAGATTTTGGCTAAGGCCTACTAGCGGTTCTGTATATCCACGTCCCACAATCCAACGCCGAAACGTAGTCTAAGTTTTCCGCTAAATATAGCAGGGAAACAATAAATGTCACAGATAATCATTGATATTGGTGCAGCGCCAGATGACGGCCTAGGCACTCCACTACGCACAGCATTTTCAGACATCAACTTGATGTTCACTGAAATCTACGCTGCCGGACCGGTAGGTAGCAATGTAGCCATTGCTAATAACACAATCACAACAACTGCAATAAATGCAAATCTAGTGTTGTCGCCTTCGGGTATTGGCAAAATTCAAGTCAATAATGCTATTTTGCCAAGAGTTGATGATGTGTATGATCTTGGAGGACCAACCCTTAGATGGAACAGCGTTTATATAGGCAGCGGAGGGTTCACCACTGACGGCAACATCACTGCTGATTACTTTATTGGCAATGGTAGTCTGTTGACTGGAATCTCAGCAACAACATCTCAAAGATTACAGCTTGGAAACTCCGAAGTTTATTTTGCAAACACCAGCGGCCCCATAGTTTTCAGCGTTAACAGCACCAACGCAGCAATCTTTTCTAATACAAGTGCTAATTTTTCTCTGCCACTTGTAGCAGCCAGTACTATCAGCGCAGTTGGAAATGTCACTGCACCGTATTTTATTGGCAATGTTGTTGGAAACATATCATCGCCGGGATCAAACACACAGATCTTGTTCAATGATGGTGGGGTAATTATTGGCAATGCCTCGTTGACTTTCAACAAAACCACAGGATTATTATCAGTAACAACAATCTCAGCTGCTGGAAATATAACAGCCAGTGGCAATGTTTTTGCAACGTATTTTCTTGGCAATGGTGCTTGCTTAACTGGCGTTATTACATCAGTTGCCAATATCAATAATGGTACATCAAATATCAGCATTCCTGTGGCCAATGGCAATGCCACTGTCGGCATCAACGGTACAAGTAATATTGTTGTTTTTGCCAACACAGGTGAATACGTCACTGGAGTATTGAGTGTCAGCAGTAATATCACCGGTGGTAACATTGTCACTGCGGGATTGGTTACTGCCACTGGTAACATCACTGCTACAGCCAATGTCACAGGTGGCAACTTGGTCACAGCAGGATTGATCACAGCCACTGGTAATATCACAGCCACTGCCAATGTAGCAGGAAATTACTTTATCGGTAACGGTCAATTCTTGACAGGCATTGACACTACTTTGATTTCTAGTGGCAACAGCAATGTCAAAGTTGTTTCAGCCAATGGTAATGTTCAAATCAATGTGGCAGGGAATCGTCAATGGGTATTTGACACCGCAGGCAACATAACTGCTGCCGGAGCAATCAGCACCGCCGGAAATGTATCTGCAGGCAACATTAACATAAGTCAAGATGCTGTTATAGCTGGTAATTTAACAGTGTCAGGCACAACTTCCAACATCAACGTAACCAATCTCAACATACAAGATCCCGTTATTGGTATTGGACGTGGTGCCAACAACACCCCACTCACCACTAATGATGGCAAGGATCGTGGCGAACAGCTATGGTATTACAGTGGTGCTGAAAAATCTGCATTTATTGGGTACGACAATAGTTCTGGTAATTTGGTATTGGCTACAAATGTTTCCATCACCAGTGAAGTAGTAACATTCAACGACTATGGCAACATAACAGTAGGAAATGTCAGTGGTCAGTTCCTTGTGGCCAACGCAAACATCACCGGTGGCAACTTAGTAACAGGTGGACTGGTCACTGCTACTGGAAATATTAATAGCACTGCCAATATCACAGGTGGCAACTTGGTCACTGCAGGATTGATCACGGCCACTGGCAATATCATTTCTACTGCTAATGTGTCTGGGCAATATTTTATTGGTAATGTTATAGGTAACGTCAGTGGTAATCTTACTGTTAGTGGGCCAAATACTGGTGTATTGTTCAACGACAGCGGCATTGCCAACTCTACTACAGGATTTACGTTTGATAAAGCGTCAAATCTGGCCACAGTTGCAGGAAATTTAGTTGCAGCCAATGTCAGTACAACTGGGATAATCACAGCCACTGGCAACATCACAGCCACTGCCAATGTTGCAGGTGGCAACTTGGTCACAGGTGGTCGTGTAGTTGCAACAGGTAACATCATAGCCACCGCCAACGTAGCAGGTGGCAACGTCATTGCCACTACACAGGTATCAGCAGGTGGTAATGTAACAGGTGGCAATATCACCACAGGTGGGTTGATTACAGCCACAGGTAACATCACAGCCACTGCCAACGTAGCAGGTGGCAATTTGGTCACCGGTGGCCGTGTAGTTGCAACAGGCAATATTACAAGTACTGGCAACGTAGCAGGTGGCAATCTTACCACAGGTGGATTAATCACAGCCACGGGCAACATCACTGGTGGCAATCTTACTATTGGTGGACTGATCACAGCCACTGGCAACATAACTTCAACAGCCAATGTCACAGGTGGCAATTTGGTAACAGGTGGTCGTGTAGTTGCAACAGGCAATATCACAAGCACTGGCAACGTCGCAGGTGGCAATGTCATTGTCACTACACAGGTATCAGCAGGTGGCAATGTCACTGGTGGAAACATCACCACTGGTGGATTGGTCACTGCCACAGGAAACATCACTGGTGGAAACATAACCACTGCAGGGTTGATTACAGCCACAGGTAACATCACAGCCACTGCCAATTTGGCAGGTGGAAACATAACCACTGCAGGATTGATCACAGCCACCGGCAACATAACTTCAACTGCCAACGTCACAGCTGGAAATATAATAACATCAGGCAGTGGTGGTAATATCACTGGAGCCAACGTAGTTTCAGCCACTACGTTTACTGCAACTGGAAACATAACTGGCGGCAACTTAATCACTAGTGGAATATTATCTGTTACTGGTAATATTACTTCTGCTGCCAACATTGCCGGTGGCAACATCATTGCCACCACTTTGGTATCTGCAGGTGGCAACGTCACTGGTGGAAACATCACCACTGCGGGATTGGTCACTGCCACTGGTAATATCACAGCCACAGCCAACGTTGCAGGTGGCAATGTCATTGCCACTACACAGGTATCAGCAGGTGGTAATGTAGTAGGTGGAAACATCACCACTGCAGGATTGATCACAGCCACTGGCAACATCACTTCAACAGCCAATGTCACAGGTAGTAATTTGGTTACAGGTGGATTGGTATCTGCGGGTGGCAACGTTACTGGTGGCAATTTGATCACTGCAGGAGTAGTAACTGCTGGTGGTAATGTCACAGGTGGAAACATCACCACTGCAGGATTGATTACTGCCACAGGCAACATCACAGCCACTGCCAACGTAGCAGGTGGCAATTTAGTTACTGCTGGGTTGGTCACTGCTACTGGAAACATCACTTCTTCTGCCAATGTTGCTGGCGGCAATGTCATTGCTACCACTCAGGTATCTGCAGGTGGTAATGTCACAGGTGGTAATATAACCACTGCCGGGCTGGTCACTGCAGGTGGCAACGTCACAGGTGGTAATTT